GTGTTGCCAAGTTCCTTCGTATCCGAGACTGATGAAACTGCACATCCCATCCTCCGAGGATATGGGCGTCAGCCTATATCTCTTCATCAGTACATACATCGTCCCTGCTGTTGTATTTATGTACACGGCAGGACGCATTACTGGTGAAGTTTATTTCACACTCATTTCTTACATCAAACGCACATGTACTACAACCCTGCTACTGAATCTGCTGTCCGCACCATTGAAGCTCTCGCTGAGGCCAATCGCAAGGTGATTCAGAAACTGAATCCTCCCAAGCCTCAAGCCATTGTTTGGTGCTCTACTCAAGGACGCTGGATTAACAACCCAGCTGCTGCCTGACCTATCCACAACCGTACATGAAAACATACGAGGTAACTCTTGAGTCTGGTGTCTGGTACATCCTTGCGCCCAACTCTGAAGCGGCTGCCTGGGCTGCTCTTGAGTTGTCCAAAGAGTCTTCGTCCAACCTCCTTAACGTACGACTTGAAGATGAGTGGTAAGAAAGACTATTTCCCGAACAACTGGAAGGAATACAAGGATGCTGACGACAGTGACTTCATCCCTCACACGTTTGAAGAGATCATGTCATGGAAAGTAGCAGGGTGGGAGCTGCCTAACTCTATCTGCTGCATCATCCGTGTCACTGACATTGAGACAAAGAAGGTCAAGGAACTCGTCTACCAAAAGCGTAGTGCAGCCAAAAGTATGGCTGAGAAGCTAATCAATACGCCTGGTATTGAGTTCACTGTCGTTGACCACGAATCCATCCACCACCTGACTCCCGTTAAATGAGCCCTACTACTTTCTCTCGTCGCCTGCAACAGCTGATCTCTCAAGTTGAGAATCATCCGCACCGTGAAGAAATCCTGAAGTTGGTCCACGAACAACTGCTTGAGGATGGTACAGTTGTACTGCCCGATGTCTTTAGTGCATGATCCTGCTTTACGTGCCTGATTGGTTGTACCTCGGATGGGCGAGCCACAGCTGCTGGTACGTGGGTGTTACAAGTTGTGACATATCTATCCACGCTGGTAGACTTGATCTAGAATTGGCTTGGTCACGCAAGAGATCCCATGGATCCACTGAGGCGACAGTTGACAGACCCATCACTCAAGGGGCTGGCCGAGGTCGTTGACCTATTGCGCCTGATGGACCGGGAAGTTCCCGCGCAAGTTGTTGCTACCTTCTTGTATGTAGCCATGCACGAAGGGTGTCATAAATCAGCACTTGAAGAGGACCTCAACATGACCAATGCCAGCGGTTCACGTAACACCGACTGGCTAACCGCCCAACACAGACTCAACAAACCTGGGTTGGATCTTATCATCAAGGAGGTTGATCCTACGAACAGACGACGCACCACCCTACGCCTTTCTAACAAAGGTAAGGCGTTGATCAATCGTTTCAAGGATGCACTCTATGGAGATTAAAACTTGGGGCCAGGCCCTTGAGTACACATTCAAGACACGTCACTCATGGAGACATGGAAACGGAGCAAAGACTGCTGCAATCAATGCTGGACATTTCACAAGGATTAGAGGACTTAGCTTCCCTGTTGGTAGAATTACCCAACCTATCATCAACGAGGTCAGCGTTGAGCTTGAAGACGAAGGTAAGTCAGACGCGACGATCAATCGAATCGTGTCTGCTGTCAGCACCGTACTCAACCACTGTGCCTTTGATGGACTAATTGCAACACCAGCAAAGTTCAGGCGCCGCAAGGAGCATGAAGGTCGCATCAACTTCTACACTAAGGAAGAGGTGACACGTCTATCCCACGCTGCTGTTGATCCTTTCATGCGTGAGGATGCGGCTGAGATCATCAAGGTTGCTGCCTACACAGGTATGAGGCAAGGTGAACTTCTCAAGCTCAAGGCTAAGGATGTTGACCTAGGTCTCAATGTCATTCATGTGGGCGGCAGGCCTGATGTACAGACCAAAGCAGGTAACTACAGATCCATACCCATTCACACTCACATCGCATCGCTATTGGAACGTCGCATCGACAATGTTGGTAGTAACGTCCGCGTCTTTGGTGATGAGTGGAGTGACAAGGACCAGCTGTTGCGTGTCTTTAAGAAGGTCAACAAGTACATCGGCAAGGACGAGACCTATGTATTCCACACACTGAGGCACAGCTTTGGTACGTGGTGTGCAGAGGCTGGTGTACCAATTAGAACCATTATGGATCTCATGGGACACAAGCGCATCGAAACCACGCTCCGCTACGCCAAGACCACAGACAAGGCCCGCACCGAGGCTCTGAACCTCATCTAGGCGCATCTAGCGGGTCGTCTGCTACGCTCTTTGAGCAGCCGGCGGTCTGGGCTCTCAACGAGTCCAATCGCTGGAATCCCCCTGCGGATGTGGCGGAATTGGTAGACGCGCTAGTTTCAGGTTCTCGTCCTTAAGCTGATACACCCATGAATAGGTCAGGTACAAACGCCTGACCTTTCTTTCTGTGACTCCTGTCCACTTACGGACAGGTCTATTCACCGGATCTAGCGAGGAGTCTTATTGGCAACACCAGCACAAATTGATGAGCAAGTTCAACTCGAAAGAGACCAAATCCGACAAGGATTGAGGCGTCTCCGAGAGAATACAAGGAAGATGGAGGAGCAAAGCTATGCCTCTGCCACAGTTTATGGGGCGGCTTCTATTGATGCCCTCCTGCCTAAGCTGGTTGAGCGGATCGAAGAAACAAACCACAGGATCCATCAAAGACAGAACGGAGTAGCGTTCAAGGAGATAGCCAAGTACCTAGCTAGTGTAGAGCCACTGGCAGCTGCTGCTATCGCTTTGAAGATCACCTTTGACAAGGTGTTCTCCGTCAAGAGGGGTAGTGATCAGATCCAAACCGTATGCGATGCCATCGGCTCAGCCGTTGAAGCTGAATGTCAGATGCGTCACTACGAGAGGTGTGCTCCTGGGCTTCTCAATACCCTGAAAAAGAACTACTTCCACAGGTCGATTGGTACTCACCAGAAGCTAGTTGTCATCCGTACACTGATGAATAGGTACGACGTTGACAAGTGGAGTTCTTGGAACAATGTGACTCGCATCAAGCTTGGGGGCTGGCTGCTGGACTGCATCATGCAGACAAGTGGATGGTTCAAAAGGGTGATGCGACGAGAGGGTAAGCAAACAAAGACGTACGTGATTCCTACGCCCTAGTTCCTCAAGATCAGGGACAAGGTGATGAGCGATGCCGAGTTGTTCGCTCCCCTCGCTTGGCCAATGTTGATCGAGCCAAACGATTGGACACACGACCGTCCTGGTGGATACATCCTCAACGAGGTGATGCGAGGCCACGACATGGTTCGTCGCGGCAACCACCACCTAATACAGGGGGAAACACCAACCCAATTCCTTAACAAGATCCAGAAGGTTGCATACCGTCTGAATCCGTTTGTGGTTGACGTTGCTGAGCAGCTGATGAGGCTTGAGCGGTGCGTCGGGAAGTTTCAACCTATTGTCCATCACCCACTACCAGCTAAACCTGCTGACATCGACACCAACTACGACAGTCGTAAGGACTACCGGAGACGAGCAGCAGCGGTGTTGAACATCCAAGCCCAGGAGCCAAAGAAGTCATGCAGAACACGTATGACCATGGAGGCAGTGAAGCGATTCAAGGACCGTAATCGCTTCTTCATCCCATGGAGCTTTGACTACCGGGGAAGGGCTTACCCAATTCCTGCATTCCTCACACCACAGGACACCGACTTTGGTAAGTCACTGTTGAGGTTTGCTGATGAGTCGTACATGACTGATGAGGCTGAGCAATGGCTCTCTTTCCATGTTGCTACTTGTTACGGCCTGGACAAGGCAACCATGCAGGAGCGACTGGAGTGGGTTGCCAATAACGTCACACTCATCACGCGTATAGCCACAGATCCAATCGAAGCTCTACCTGAATGGGAAGCAGCGGAGGAGCCGTGGCAATTCCTTGCGGCTTGTGAAGAGTACTACCATTGCGTGATCGCAGCGGATAGACACTTCACAGGACTTCCTATAGCTGTTGATGCCACATGCAGTGGTCTACAAATTCTGGCAGGATTAGCTAGGGACCTGTCAACAGCCCGTTTGGTCAACGTTCTGCCTGGTGACAAGCCACAGGATGCCTACAAGGTGGTCGCTGAAATCGCTAGAGACTCAGTTCCTGAACGCCTCAGAGAGCATCTAGATCGCAAAGTGACTAAACGATGCGTCATGACAATTCCCTATAACGCAAAGCCGTATTCCAATCGTGGATACATACGGGAAGCGTTTGCGGAAAAGGGCATTGAATTGGACAAGGAAGAACTGACTCAAGTAGTCAGTGCAATTAGGGACGCAATGCAGGTTGTTGTTCCAGGTCCTATGGCTGTGATGAAGTGGATCGAATCAGAGGTGGCTGCCGCTATTAAACGTGGTGCCACACATCTTGAGTGGACCACACCATCAGGTTTTGTAGTCCACCAGAAACTCAACAAGAAGCAAGTCAAGCAGCTGGATCTCCAACTACTTGGACGGTGCAGGGTGAACGTTGCTGTTGGCGATAAGGATGAGGTTGATCTCAACCACCACAAGAATGCCACAGCTCCCAACCTAATCCACAGCTTGGATGCTTCTCTACTTCATCTAACAGCGTTGAGGTTTGATGCACCAATTGCATTGATCCATGACTCTGTGCTCTGCAGGGCTACCGACATGTCAATCCTGTCCACATTGGTACGGGAGACATACATGCACCTGTTTGCAGAGCATGACTACCTCAAAGACTTTGCTGCACAAATCAAGGCTGAGTCTGAGCCTCCGATCATTGGTGATCTGGAACCAGAGACCGTGATCGAATCCACCTACTTTTTCTGTTAATGGCACAAGCAATTCATGTTACCCAGAACCCAGTTGTTCTGGAAGGCTATCAAGCAGTCCTCAAGCCGTCTAAGTTTGGCTACTCGCTGAGTGCACTCATCGACCAATCATTGGTTGATGTGCTTGAGGATGATCGAGCCGAAACCCTTAAGTGGGCAGAATCGAAACTGAAGAATCCCAAGCGATCTACGCTCAAACCAGAACCATGGGAGGAAGTCAGTGATGGTAAGTATAAAGTCAAGTTCAGTTGGAATGAAGACACGCGTCCGCCCGTGGTGGATTCAGAGGGAACTCCTATTACGGACAACTCCACTCCCCTTTATAGCGGATCAACAGTTAAGCTGGCCTTTAAGCAGAAGCCTTACATCCTCAAGGATGGGGTCACTTACGGAACCAGCCTCAAGCTCGTTGGGATCCAAGTCATCACTGTTAGTTCTGCGGCTGGCATTGATCGTGGGAGTCTGGACGAAACGGAGGTTGCCGCACTTTTCGGCCAAACAAAAGGCTTCAAAGCTGGTGAACCTAGTGTCAGCGCTGCTGATGAAACCGTTGTAGAAGACGATGACTTCTGATGGCATATCGCTCAGGTCTGGAGAGGCAGGTAGCTGATCTGCTCTCCAACTTGGGGGTGTCGTATGAGTACGAGTCTACAAAAGTTCCATACATCCTGCAGTGTAACTACACTCCAGACTTCCTTCTTCCAAATGGTGTGTTCCTAGAAACCAAGGGGCACCTTACGGAGGAAGATCGTAGGAAGATGAAGGCTGTCAAGGCAGCTAATCCTGACCTTGACATCCGTTTTGTATTCCAGTCCCCCTATAACAAGATCTACAAAGGATCAAAGACCACCTATGCCAAGTGGGCCGAGAAACACGGTTTCCCTTGGTGTTCGTTTCAATCCATTCCAATAACTTGGTTGACCTAATGACTTACGGCACTCCTGAGTTCTACAAGGAAGGGTTTGCTGACTATCTTGCTGACGTAGATGCAGAACAACCCGCAACCGTAGAGAACCTTGTTGAAGGGTTCTTGATGGCAGTAGGTGAGTGGATCGACTACCACCATAAACAAGCTGATGCTTACTCCAACATCCGAGAGCGAGTTCGTCAGGCACTTACCGTGTGAGAACTGCGGGTCGTCTGATGCAAACTCCATGTACTCAGACGGCCACACTTTTTGCTTCTCATGCAACACATACACACCGGCAGACGGTGACGTTCACACTCATGTAATGTCTAACAATGTCAGACTCCAAGGATCAGCCGAACGGCTGCAAAAACGAGGACTGTCGGAAAAGACGTGTCAGTTCTACCGAATCCACAAAGACGGAGACGTTCTACGGTTCCATTATTTTGATGATGCTGGGGTACTTCGTGGTTGCAAAGTAAAGACAAAGAATAAGATCTTCAGCTACGAAGGAGGCACAAGTGGAACACTCTTTGGGCAGCATTTGTTTCCCTCCACTGGAAAACGAGTCGTCATCACTGAGGGGGAACTCGATGCAGCTTCGTGTTACGAGGTTATGTCGGGGTGGCCGATGGTTTCTCTACCTAGCGGTGCCGCTGCGGCAAAGAAGTCGATTCAACGGTCTCTCCAATGGCTGCAGGGTTATGCGGAGATTGTCCTGTTCTTCGACAATGACGAGGCAGGCCGTACGGCAGCGGAAGAAGCGGCAAGCGTCCTACCACCTGGCAAGTGCAAGATCGCCCGTATGGAGGCGTACAAGGATGCCTCAGACGCCCTTCAGGTTAATGACGCTGACGCAATTCGTCGCGCTATATGGGATGCGAAACCATACCGTCCAGATGGAATCGTCGATGGCAAGTCCATTCTAGATCTAGTCACTACACCTTCACCACCTTCTGATCATGACTACCCATTCATCGGACTTCAGCAAAAGCTTCACGGTATCAGATACGGAGAACTTGTCACAATTACTGCAGGTTCTGGTATCGGAAAGTCCTCATTTTGCCGGGAGCTTGCGACTTCACTTCTACAAGACGGGGAACGGGTCGGTTACTTGGCTCTTGAAGAATCAAACCGACGTACTGCTCTCGGTTTGATGTCCGTTGCTGTTGGAAAGTCACTACACCTTGGAGAACATGACCGAGCTACCCTCACCGAAGCTTATTCTCACAGTCTTGCTAAGTGGAACCTGTTTCTTTTTGATGGCTTCGGCTCTTACGACCCCGACGTTATCTATAACCGAATTGAGTACCTTGCTTGCGGGCTAGATACTAAGGTCATTTTCCTTGACCACTTATCCATCCTACTGAGTGGTCTTGATGGGGACGAGCGGAGGATGATCGACACAACCATGACCAAGTTGCGCTCTCTTGTTGAGCGTACTGGTATTGCGTTGTTCCTTGTTTCACACCTAAGGAGAACATCTGGTGACCAGAACCATGAGGAGGGAGCACGAGTTACTCTTGGACAGCTTAGAGGAAGTGCAGCAATTGCACAACTATCTGACTCAGTTATTGCACTTGAACGCAATCAACAGGCCACAGGCTCTGGAGCTAATACGACTGTCCGAGTGCTCAAGAATCGCTATAGCGGGGAGGTTGGCGTCGCTTGCCATCTGACCTACGACCTGTCCACTTGTAAATTCATAGAGACTGAAGCAGATGACGAGTTTGACCCAACAACGGACTTCTGAGGATGGCCGTATCTGGTTCCGTCAAATTAATGATGAAGATGGGTACCCAGTGTACATCCGATATGAGGAAGACCCTTACTACGACCTGATTGCGCCAAATCCCCCTACACCTGAAGCAGTACAACGTGCTCAATTCGTTGACAAGACCTATCGCTGGACTGGTAAATGACTGACCTCTCCCCCGCCGCGCAGGCGGTGTTGAAAACAGCCGGTATCCACCACGGTCTATTCAATGAAGAAATCGTGCAGCGTCGTCGCATGGTTGCCGCCGCCCTGCGTGCTGCTGCGG